AAGCACCTACTCACCTTCGGTGCTTTGAGAATTAGTTATTCTTCAAATCAGCTATGTGGTTAATCCAGTTGTTAGCCTGTTCGTAATAATACTTATCACCCGTTTCAGCAAAGGCATCTTTAAAAAATTCTACTTTAGTTTCTGCGTGTTTAATTTGTTCGGCCATAATTCTCAAAGTTTGTTATTGTTGCTTGAGAGAATCTACAACCCTTTTTTGATATATGCAAATCTTTTTTCACAAAATAAAGAAAATAGTTCTTGTTTAGGTTAATAAATATCCGTATAATGTGAAAAGCAATTTTAAATAGACCAATAATAAATGAATGAATTTGACCACAAACTAAACGGAAAGTTACACGAGTATAAATCAAGAACGGGTTTGAAAATGTATCAAATTGCTGAAAATGCAGGGATACCAAAACAGTCCTTATATAACTTTTCATCTTCTAATAGATGTTTAAAGTCTGAGGACATAAAAAAGTTGATGGATTTACTTAATCTTAATATTGAATTGGTGGAAAAGAAATGAACTTACCTCTAGTAAACATGAACTATAACGGAGTGTACGAGCAAAGACATTGCGATAGTGCGTTATCAGGTTCGCCTCGATTTGAAACTGGATTCGGAGCAATGGAAAAAGAACTCGATTTTGAAGATGCTGTATTCCTAATTGGAAAAGGAGCTATTGACAAATACGACTACATAACGGAAGTAACTCAATCTGAATGGGCTTTAGAATACGCTCCTGATGTTGAGACTAACGAATTACTATTTGAAGTTATTGAAGAACAAATACAAAAGGAACTATGAAAAGATACGCTGTAACAATAGATATGTATGTCAACAACGAAGAAGAAGCTAATCAGATAGCTAAAGAAATTAACGACAAATACGACAATCAAGCTAAGGTGGTTTCAGTAACAGAAGCGCCTTACGGTAAAATAGGAGAAAATAAATGAGTGAAGTACAAGGAAACTACGGACAGGAAGTAGGGTTGCAAGAGATAGCACATCAGGACTTTTTATCAATCGAAGAAAGGGTTGATGAAGGGTTAATGAATCCAATGGAAGCGTATGCTTTGTTATACAGTCAAAGCAAATTGCTAAGCCAAGTATTAAATAGAATAAAAGATATTGCTATTGATGAACGGCAAAAGTATGGAGAAAAAGAAGAGTTGGTTTATCATGGGTTTGATGTTCAATTAACAGGGCGTTCAAACTATTCCTACAAGCATGATGAAGAATGGCAAGGGATCGAGACTTCTAAAAAAGAGCGTGAAAACCTGATGAAAAAAGCCTTACAAATGAATGAGCAAAATAAACAGCTTGTAGTTCATGGTGAGGTTATACCGCCTGCTGAATCAAGTTACACAACATCTTTAAAAATGGTGAAGAAATGAGCATCTATAAAAAACTATTTGAAATAACATCAACAATGGATAAGATGAAAAAGGATAGCGAAAACCCTTTTTATAAGTCTAGGTATTTTGATGTAAACCAACTGATTGAAACATTAAGACCTGAATTTATAAGACATGACTTGTTGCTTTTACAGCCTATAAAAAACGGAGAGGTTGGAACCATTATAATGGATTTTGGATCGGGTGAAACTGTCGAATCTTTTATACCCCTACCTGAAATTAACGATCCGCAAAAGATTGGTTCTGCAATAACTTATTACAGAAGATATTCCCTCCAATCTCTTTTAGGAATTGAGGCAGAAGATGATGATGCAAATTTAGCTTCTAAAGGATCAAGTAAACCAAAAGATAGTAAACCATCGAAAAAATCAGATGATAAAGAGTGGCTCAATGAGGGCATGGAGGAATGGGATAAAGCAGAAGAATGGGTTCGAAATGGTGGCAATCCATACAAGCTTAGGGATAAATATGCTGTTAATAAATTGAACATGGAATACTTTGTTAACATATCAAAAGAAGCTGGACATATTAAATAACCTATGATTTACGATCTTTCTAAACCATACGATGCAAACAAATTCAAGGCTAGGCTTAAAACCCTAAAAGATAAAAAGGTTGAACTAACAGAGATAAGGGAAAAAAGAACGCTAACACAAAACTCTTACCTTCATGTTTGCATATCAATCTTTGCCATTGAATTTGGTTATACTTTAGATGAAGCTAAAACACTTCTAAAAAGGAATTGCTCGTTTATGGTTTATGAAAAGAACGGAGATAAGTTTCTAAAGAGAACTAGAGGGATGGACTCTAAAGAGCTTACCGACTTCATAGATTGGATAAGAGACTATTCAGGGATGCAAGGGTGTTATATTCCAACTCCTGATGAATACAGGCAAAACAAAAGACAGATTGACGATCATATATCAAGTCATAAAAGGTATTTATAAACTTTAAATCGGCAATAGATTAGGTTTATTGCCAAAATACAGGAAACAAAATGAAAGACATAAAAATTGAAGGTGTATTAAACGGATGGATTGTAAGTGTAGGCTGTCAAAAGATAGTATTCACTTCACGAACACAAATGTTTAAAGAGATGGGTAAATATTTTGATAATCCAAAAGATATGGAAAGGAAGTATCTAAAAAAAGCTAAGAATGGTATAAGTGAAAATTCTCAATATCTTCCGTTTATGGAATACGGATTAAGCGGATCTATTACTTCTTCTGAAAATCAGATTACATTTCAAAATGATTAGCTCCAAAAGAAGAAACGAGGCATACAACGAGGGCTTAACAGCCTGTATTGAGACTAAAGGCAATTGTGAGAGAACCTTTAACAGGTTCGGAAGATGGAACGCTCAGGCTAATGCGTTTAATAAAGGATGGAATTTTGTACTTAAACATAAATTTTTAATGAGGTGTAGTAAATGAGTTTTACTAATCAAACCTATCCAATGCCTTACGGTTTTGGTAAGAAGAAATCAACTAAGAAAAGGGCTTTAACCCGGGATGAAGTTCGGGAAATTAGAAAATCAGATAAGCCTAGCAAAGAGTTAGCAAAGATTTACGAACGAAGCGAAAGCGTTATTTGCAACGTCAAAAACTACAACACATACAAAGGAGTGAAATGAAAGGAAACGGAGCAACGAACTATAAAGAATGGTCAGGCGACATGCTACCATATAATTTTGTTCAAGAAGAAACTAAGCCTAACAAACTAACTCACGAAGATGTAAGAGAAATACGGGCTTCAAATTTAAGCACTAAGGAGCTATCTAAGATTTACGGAGTTAGTAAGTGGGCTATAAACGATGTAAAAGCTAAACGAAGTTATAAAGAGGTGAAATAATGGCTGATATAACAATGTGTACTAATAAAGATTGCCATTTATCTGATATGTGCTGGAGATTTTGCGCACCACCTGATTTAGAAAGGCAATCTTATGATGAATTTTCTCCCGATGAAAACGGAGATTGCGAACATTTAATTTATACAGATGAGGTGAGTGATGAAGAGTTTATTAGTGCTTTTATTTAGTATTATACTAGGCGTGGGGTTTATGGCATCTTTAATATTCTTAGTACAAGAACCCATTCACAACCACGTAAAAGCAACGCATCAAATTAGCGACTTAAAAACCGTATCAACGGTATATTGCATAGATGAAGGGAAGGTATATTCAGAAGGCAAGCACAAAGATATTAAATCAACAATTACAATTTATCCAAAAATAAAAATAAACACACATGAGTTCACTAAATAAAGCACAATTAATAGGTCGGATTGGAAAAGACCCTGAATCAAAACAAGTAGGAAATTCAACCGTTACAAATTTCTCAATAGCAACTAGCGAGAAGTATAAAGATAAGAACGGAGAGCAAGTAGAAAACACTCAATGGCATAACATCGTAGCTTGGGGTAGATTGGCTGAGGTATGCAGAGACTACCTAAAAAAAGGATCACTTGTCTATGTAGAAGGCAAAATCGAAACCCGTTCATGGGAGAAAGACGGAGAGAAGCGATATTCAACTGAGATAAAGGCTTTGCAAATGACTATGTTAGATAGTAAAAGCGATAATTATCAAGGTGGCGCTCCAAAGAACCCGCAAAACAACTCGCAAAGTTCACCCGTAGAATTAGGGAAAGACTTTGATGATGGTCAAGATCTTCCCTTCTAGCTTGTCACAAATATCCACTAAATTTGTGACAGAATATTTTAAACCTTACACTTTTAACCATTGCATTAAACCAACCATATAGGTATATTTAGTGTAATTACTGAATCTGATTGGCGTCGGATAACACGGAAAGTAAAGCTCTTGCGAGAGCCTATCGTATTCAGCAGAACGTTTCCATCTGCCACGCCAAAGAATATTAGCGGTAGGTTCTTTCAGGGGCTTTTTAATTTTAAACTACAAGCAAAATGAGTAAAGACAAACCAAACTATTATGCTATAATACCATCTAGTGTTAGGTACGATAATTCCCTTTCAGGCTCTCAAAAGCTATTCTACGGAGAGATAACAGCATTAAGTAATAAACACGGTTACTGTTATGCTTCAAACTCTTATTTCGCTGAATTGTACGGGGTAAGCACATCTACTGTAAGCCTTTGGGTTAAATCTTTAAAAGAGAATAACCATGTTATAGTTGAGTACATAAATGAAGGAAAAGAAGTGAAGCAAAGAAACATTTACCCTATTCAGAAAATCGAAAGGGGGTATTCAGAAAATCGAAAGGGGGTGGTCAATAAATCTAAAGAGGGGTGGTCAGAAAACCTAAAAGATAATAGTACAAGTATTAATACTACAAGTAAGAATAATAAAGAAGAATATAGCGAAACTAAAGTTTCTTTCATTCCCACTTTGGAAGAGGTTAAAGATTACTTCAATAAAAACGGTTATAGTTTAGATGTAGCTGAAAGAGCTTACAATATGTATAACGCATCGGTAGAAGATAATCCTAAAAGAAAGTATTGGAGAGATTCACGGGATAACGTAATTAAGAACTGGAAATTAAAAATGCAATCAGTGTGGTTTAAAGATGAAAACAAGGCAACCCCAAAAACTAAGCGAAATAATGGAAGAGAGCGAATTAGCATACTCGATCAAATCGACTAAAAAATCGAGTATAGGCGACCCTATTACTTTTTCGATGCAAGACATCCAAGCGGATAGTTTAAAGCCTTTGTGCTATGCGTACGGCTCTGAGCAAGCGAATAAGTACGAAGGTAAACTATTAGTTGACTTCACCACAGATAAAGAAAGAGGATATACGAAGATTAAAAAAATAGCAGAGGCATATCTGACCAAATGGGAAGGGTTATCTAAAGAAGGTATTGGAATGTACTTCTATTCGGACTCTGTCGGATGTGGAAAGACTTTACTAGCTTGTATAATAGCGAACGAACTTTACAACCGTAACAAGGTAGCTAGTCAAATTTATACAATGAATGATTTATTTACTTTGTTTCAGGAATCGTTTAGCAATTCAGATATAAGCTCTCTTAGAATATTGAACGTAATTAAAAGTGTTCCTTTGTTGATATTGGATGAAATAGGATTCGAAGCTAAAAAAACAGATTGGCGACACGATAAAGTTTTGGAAATTATAGACACTAGGTATCAATCAGGCAAACCGACAATATTTACTTCTAATGTAGATATTAAAGATTTACCCTACCACCCTAGAGTGGCAAGCCGTGTTGAGGAAATGGGAGTTTTGATTGAGTTCCCAGATTACGATCACAGGCAAGACGAAGCCGATAAAAGGCAAAAACAATTACTAAATAAAATAACGGGATGAAATATTCAGAGACTAAAAATTACGATGATGTAATGAAGTACCTAAAGGATAAATACAACATTCACAGATCAAACGTAGCTACTGATTTTTATGGCAAAAAGGTAAGACCTGAGCAAACCCCAAAAATGCCAGTAATAATTAAATACATAAATGAAAACATGAAGGACTTTAAAGAGTTTACGGCTGAATACATGAACATTAGTGAGCCTTTAGGGTGTGGTAAAAGGTCATTTACTGATGAAGAGTCAAGGAAATGGCTTAGTAGGTGCTTGCTTAGTTTTAATTCATCAAGAAAGGAATCGAGAAGATACTTTTGTAAAAAATGTGATGCTTGGCATTTAACATCACAACCAAATAAAAAAATAACAGGATAGGATTATGAAAAAAATTGAATTTGAAACATTTAAAGATTTAGAAAATACATACACGATTAATCAATTAAAAAAAGAAGAACCATGCAATATAAATTTTTTAGAATATCGAAAATATAAGGTTACTATTGAATTAGTTGAAGAGCCTAAAGAAGTTCTCATTGAAAGATTGGAAAGGCTTAGAAAGGAATCAAGGGGTTTCGATAAAAACAAAAGATTAAATAAAGAAATTGAACTTATATCAAAAAAAGATATAAAATGAAACCATCCATCCAAAACCTAGCAAAATTCTATTGTAAGCAACACGGGATAATAGTAAGCGACCTTACATCCCCTAACCAGTTGCAGGAGCTTTGTATGTACCGACATGGGTTTATAGCGCTTTGTAAATCTCAAAGTATTCCGATTAAAAAAATATCTGAATTTCTAAACAGAACGAGAGTAACAGTTTATAAGAGCGTGAAAAAACATAATGAGCTAATTAACGACAGGTGGTATCAATCTCACGTACTAAAACACGGGTACGGAACTATGCAAATGATTAATTGAAAATAATTGTTAACTAAAGTTGACTTTAAATTTAGAGTTTACTATCTTTGTGTAAGCAATTAATAACAAACTTTGAGAATTATGGCCGAACAAATTAAACACGCAGAAACTAAAGTAGAATTTTTTAAAGATGCCTTTGCTGAAACGGGTGATAAGTATTATTACGAACAGGCTAACAACTGGATTAACCACATAGCTGATTTGAAGAATAACTAATTCTCAAAGCACCGAAGGTGAGTAGGTGCTTTTAATTAAAAGGAATTGATATGAAAACCTCCGAGATAGTAAACGAAATAAACGAAACGCTGAAAGACGATTTTATCAGTAAAATAAGCAAATGAGATTATCCGATTGTGTGTGAGAGCATAATCGGGTTTTAAACAGTTCTTTGAATTTAATGAAATTGGAACCCGAATGTTCTAGGACGCCCTGCTTTCCTAGAAGCAAAAGAGACATGAAAGCGGTGTTTAGTTCGGGTTCCTTGAAACTGAGTGAGGTGGCGAAAGCGCATAAAAATAGGTTATTAACCGAATAATCCAGACTACGGGCAATGCGATAAGTAAACGCTATAACGGGTAGATGGATAAGACCCATGTGGACACTCCTAAATGGATTAAAGCATCGAAGCAACAAACCATCTTACAGGTATCGAATCCTGTCCTCACTCAACATTTTAAGGAAGCGGTGATCTTCAGGCGTATCGGGTTTTGAAAGACGTAACGAAACACACCACTCACTAAGCCCTGAAGCAGTTAGTGAGCCTTATTTTAAACTGGATAATCCAGTAAAACATAAACCAGTTAATTATGTTGTTTCTGGAAGCCGATTCTGCAATGGATGAAGGGGGAGCATATCCCTCAATCGGCTCAATTAATTTTAACTAAATATAGAATAATGAGTATTAAAGAAATTTCAATATGGGATATGCCAAACATGTATTCAAAACCTGATGGTTACGAATATAAAGCAGTTCCCGAATCTACATCTGAAAACATTGCCGTTTTAATAGAAAAGATAAATGAGCTTGTAACAGAGATAAATAAACTTAAAGGAGTTTCGGAATGAGTAAATTTAAAGTAGCTGATAAGTTTGGCGTTGATATTAAAAATCTAAGGATAAAAGAATAATGGAAACTCTTGATATTAAACTAGAGATTGCAGGTAAGGAAAAAGAATGCAAAGTAGATTTCGACAGGCAGGGTAATAAACTCTTTGTAATGGGCGCAATGGCTAAAATTGGTACAGCATACACCCCGATTGACTTAGACACTATGCAGAAGTATAAGGCTATGAAACAAGCTAAATCTATATTAGGCATAGAATGATTTACTTAATATTAATACTAATGCTTTTGTATGGATGGAAGAACTTCACGAACGCTAGGAGATATATCAGAAAGCAGTCCTTTGGATTGCCTGATGGAAATGATGAATCAATATCAGATACACGGAGTGAAGCGATTTACTATTCTGATTTCTACAAATAGGAAACAGTTTATCAGGATGTTACGAGAAAATAAAAATGTAATAAGTTACGAAGGTAAAACACCAATAATAGTGAGGATGAAGTGAGCGAACATCAAATTATATCCTACTTAATGATTGTAGCATATTTGGCTTTGATTATAATCGGGGTTATTATATTGGAGAGGAAGAAGTGAACACTTTCTTAAAAAGAAAACAAACCAAAGGAAAGAACACCGTAAACATAAGTAAAGAAACAAAAGAAAAAAGCCCCTATGAAAAAAGAATATTCCTGCCATATACGTTTTAAGATACACGGCTCTTTACCTGATCGAACATAATTTTGTTATGAACGTGCCAAGCTGTTTCTCATGCTTGCACATATAAAATACATAATATTAAAGTAGCAATCAATATTAATTATACATATATTAAATAAAGATGGATAGCAAACAACTTACATTGAAGCAATTAGAGTTTTTAAACTACATAAAAGATTATAAATCTGATAAGGGCGTTTTTCCTACTTATATTGTAATACAAGAAGCGTTTGGTTTTAGGTCGCCTCACAGCGTAACACAGAACATTAAAGCGCTAATTAAAAAAGGTTATCTTACAAAAAAGGAGGGGGCTTACAAGCTGACTAAAAAGAGAATATGATAACATCTGATTTCATAGAGACTATTAACGACCTTGATATGAGTTTTGGATCAAAGCTAATTTATATTTGGCTTTATTCTAAGTTTGAATACAAAGGTTTTAAGTTGTCGGATATATTAGATCAGTTTGATATTTGTGAAAGGCAAGGATTAAGAAGGTTAGCAGAAATGCGAACGTGTGTAGAAATTGAAAAGAAGAATAACAGATACTATTTAAAATGAAGCAACGCCTTGAATTTGATTTTGTAACACCAACTTTAAATGGAAAAAACGGATTGATCCGTGAACACTTCCATGCTAAGAAAAAGCGACAAACAGCCATAAAATGGGCTATAATATCGGAGAAACCCAACAAGCATAAAGGTAAGGTTATTATCACTTATACACGGGCAAGCGTGGTAGCTCCTGACTGGGATAATTTATGTGCAAGTTTCAAGCATTGGGGAGACGGATTAGTTAGTTCAGGAGTTATAAAAGATGATAAGCCTTCTATAATAGTTGAGTTTAAACCCCGATGGGAAAAAGCAAAAAACAATAAATCAGTTTACACTATAATTGAAATTGAGGATGTAGAATGATGTTTCCTAAACCACCCGTAATAAAATCAGAATCAATAACTCGAAGCGCTCACGGGGAGCTATGCGCATTCAGGATTGAAAACGTATGCAACCATAGGCAAGCAAGTACGGTATTTTGCCACGCTCCAAGCTCTTTAAAGGGAATGGGAACTAAAAGCCCTGATTTTTGGGGCGCTTATGGCTGTGATGATTGCCACAAACACGCTGATTCGGGCAAGGTTTCTTATCAGGATTGGATGCGAGCAATATTTGAAACTCAAATTAAGTTAATTGAAAAGGGGTTAATTCAGATTAAGAAATGAACAGAATAAAAGCCTTTAAGCTAACAATAGCATTGATTATAACGATAGGGACTGGAATAGTGATTTTAGTTGTATTATAACGGTTGTGTGTATGATTTCGTTGCGACAAAAAGAATAAATATTAATTAATAAACAATAAATTATGAGTAAACAATTAGATTCCAAAAATGCAGAAAATATCAATGAATTATCCACGTTGTTATGTGCAGGCTTTCCAGCAGTTGGCAAAAGTTACCTTTACAACCATTCTAAGCTAAAAGTTTTAGATAGTGATAGTAGTAAGTTTGATAAAGCTTTTTTTCCTAAAAATTACATAGACCATATTAAGGCAAATTTGGGTAAAGTAGATATTATACTTATAAGTAGCCACGAAGTTGTAAGGGATGCACTTGTTAAAGAAGGTTTTCACTTTACTCTTGTTTACCCAAATATTGACTTGAAACAAGAGTTTATAGAAAGGTATAAACAACGAGGAAGCAATGAAAGTTTTATTAAACTGGTAAGTGATAACTGGACTGAATGGATAACACAATTGCAAAATCAGATTGGTTGTAAAAAGATTGAATTAAGCACAGGACAATATTTAAAAGACGTTATAGCTTGCACATAACATAGTATATGCTCAATACGCATATTCTTAAATATTCAGAATAAGATGAATAATACTATTTAATTAGTATCAAAAAATCTGAACTAACGATGAAAATTCAATAAAAATGAAACAATGGAAGGGAAAAAGGGTTGATAGTACCGCACTCAAACCAGCAACCCCGAAAAACACGGTGAAAGTCCAGCTGTTAGGGGTGCTTATCCATTAACTAAAAATGAAACCAATGGAAGATAAATTAACACACTTTAAGAAGTCAGAGTTTAATCGTAACGGTAGGAATTGGTTCGATGATATGTGCCCTTCACTATTAGTGAGATTGGATGTCCTGCGTAATATATGGAACGCACCGATTATAATAAGCCCACACAAAGATGCAATAGGTAGGGAAGATGATAGCAACTCGCAACACAACATAAATAAATGGGGTGAAGTGAAGGCAATAGATGTTTTTTTTGAAGCTCATACGCTTAACGCCTATGCTAATGCTTATGACTTTTTCTCAATAGCAAAAAAGGTAAACTTCTCAGGAATTGGAATTTACCCCGATACCACGTACAACTTCAAGCGTAGAACTATGTTTCATCTTGACACAGGAAATAGAAAAGCAACTTGGAGCCGTATAAACGGAGTGTATCGTCCTTTTGATGAAGGATTAGAGTTCTTATCTAATATATAAGACTAACTATCGGAGTTGATTTAACCCCTGCTACATACACAGGTTCCGAGTAATCGGATTCATCTGTTGAGTTAGCTATCTTAATAGCGTATATGTAGTTCTTAGCTTCATCAACGGTATCTGTAAGTACTCCATCGGTTGCAGTCGCTACTTGTACCCATTCATCGTTAGTTCGTAGCTTACGGAAGAGTTTTTGACTAGTTCCCAGTTCATTAGCTGTAACTGTTACAGTCGTTCCAACTCGTACGGCTGTCGGTTGTGTGGGGTCGGGAACTATCGGGTCTTCGGGTCTTCGGGTTCGGGGTCAGGCTCTACGGGTTCAGGTGGTGCTGGTTCGGGATTGTCATAACTTACACCGAAATAGTTTTCTAAAATAGCCTGTGTAAGTGTTAGCGTTTCTTTACTAAAAATCTCTGCATCTGATTCTACATCATCAACTACTGCAACGGCTTTGAATACGTGTTCGCCTTCATCGTCTTGGTCAAATGTGTAAGTAAAATCTTCAAATAAAGCTCGGTATGTTACCCTTGTATCGTATGGAGCGTATGTAGTGGCTGAAAGTGTGTTCTCGGTTCCGTTACCATCCCATAAAAGTTGGTCGTCCATATAAATACGAACACTATCAATCGTTTGCCCTTCAAATAAAGTGTACTCTGAATAGGTTGAACTTGCATAACCTATAAAACTAAAGTTGTTTACAGGCTCAATGTCGTAGCTCTCGGGAACGGTTAAACTAGATGGTACTTTACCAAATCCATCTGTTTGAGTCCAAGTGTCGTTTAAATTGCTTCTAAAGGCTTGGCGAACCTGAGTGTTAGTAAGTCCTGCATCAACTAGTGAACAAGCTTTCCCTGCGATTGAAGGCACTACATAAGAAGGAGTTAATTGTCTTGATGATTGTAATAAAGTAGCTTTATCGAAGCATTCAATTCTACTGCTATCGCTTGATATCGTGTTTGATGTTTCACCTACTCCACAATAAATGATGTTATTCTTTTTTCTAGCCGAACCACCAACTAAAGGCATAAACAAAACTCTATCTTCAATACTTACTATTGCCTCTAAAACAGATGCAATCCCTTCAAGGTAGTAAGAGCATATAATGATGTCGTATTGTGAGTTGTTGGATATGTAGTTTCTAAATCCATCTAATTCAGTATAGGTTATTTGACCACCCATTTCTAAAGTAGCAACTACATACTGATTGTCAATTAAATCAGGATTTTCCGTACCCATAATGATATCAGCATCCCATCCGCTAGGAGCGTAGGTAAGAAATGAATCACGAACTATTAATTCATGATTCAAAGTGTCTGATATCCCTATAATGAGTGCGTTAGGCATTATGACCTGATTACATCAATATACACGTAAATAACCTTTGGAGAACCGTATATGACAGTACCTGCATGATTAGAAGGGTCTGTGAACTCTATTCTTAATTTTGTAGAAGAATGAATTATAGGAAGACCATTAGGGAAAGATAATCCATTGGCTATTGTATTTCCATACCTGATAGATATATTTGAAAAATCGCTATAAAGAGCGTCATCAAAATCAATTCTGTACCTATCAGGTCCCGACGTGTACGAAAGCGTATAAGTTCCTATACCGTTTTTGATTTCGGATATAGAAATGGATGTTGATGGATTAAATGTTACAACCCCTATAAAAGCCGTTTCAATTCCTGAAACCAAAACAGGCTCATTACTAGAATTACCCACATAAGTAACCCCGTCAACTACGGCAAATTCTCCCTCTCTTAATGTTGAAGGTACTGCATCTTTTTTATATGATAATCCCATTTTAATTCACCAAGTCTATTTTTAAATTTTCGTTGTCTATGTTATAGAGTAAATCGTCATTGTTTAAATTTCCGCCTACAAATACAAAATCTTCCCAAGCATCGAACGGGCTTTCAAAGAATATCCCTTCTGCTCTTAATGCTAAAATATCACTCGTTCCTAATCCGATAGGGTCTCCGCTTGCATCTAAATAAGCCTTAATAGTCGCTTTACTCCAATCATCGGCTATCCTTGCCCTAGCTGCGGTAATGGCTAAGTCTATATCATCGTATTTAGTACCTGAATTTCCGCTGTAACGCCCATCAACTAAGATAACACCGTTAGGCTCTACTACTACCGCACTCGCTTGTCCTGTAACCGTTGTAGCTGTCGTATCAATGTTTACCGTGAACTCCGAGCCTGTACTACTTCCGCTTTTGTTCTCGTTGATAATCAGAACGTCTAAAGATACCCACGTGTTTTTTACAGTACCACTCGTAAAGTAAACTACCATATCATACTTTCGGACAGCTATATCCATTGTCGTAGCACTTGCAACCCCTGAAATCTTATTATTACCACCACCCGAGATTGTTAAGTCTCCATCAGATACAGAGTGTTCAAATACAGTCGTATCTCTGTTCTTAAATTCAACGACAATATCATCGAATGTAGTTAGGTTTAAATCTACATCATCTTCCGTAAACGTGAAGCTGTACGCTAATGTATCACCTTGCCAAAACCTAGCATCGTCTCTAAATGGTTTGTAATTGCTCATAACTAAATATAATGAATTTTCATAACTTTATCTAAATTACTTAGGTATAGAACTCGTTATCGTTTCCTTATCTTCTTTTGTTAGGCAATGTTTTCTTGCCCTTGTTAGAGAACCGCAGTTTTTACAACGATACGCTTCATACAAATTAACCGTTGTTGCATACGTTCCGCATTTATCTAAATCAGTCGAAGCACACGAAGGGCACATATTAGATTCTTCTTCAATGTAAAGCCCTAAATTTGGATGAGGTTGAATGTATGGTCTTAAATAAAGATATACATCTTCCAATACTCTTATATCTTGGTCGCAATACCCTTGCATTTTATCCAAAGCGGACTTATCACCGTTTAAGCAATCAACCCACATCTTAAAATTAGTGTCTTGTTTCTTTTGAGTTAACCCAAAGTATTCAGCTATATAAGAAAGCCTGTAATAGCTTAAATTTAACCGCTTACGGGCGCTCTTGTATGTATCTATGCTAGAGTATGGAGATGGTAGGTTCATTTTGTGTTTAGCAAACCTCGCATTCATTTTACGAATATCGAAATTGTCTCCATTGTGAGCTATTACTATATCCGCTTCATTGAGTAACTTCCATAATTCGCCAACAACCCTTTTGTCGTCTTTCTCTAAAGCCTCTTCTTCTGTAACTGAACAGTTTATTATTTCATCATCAAATAACCACTTAGCACTCCAACAAATAACAAACCAATCTGATATAACTTTATCAGGGGTTATGTATCTTGTTTTTGCTTGCCATGAATAAGTAACCATTGGCGAAGATTCAATGTCAAAAACCAATATCTTTGCAGGCTCGGTTCTACCCTTACCCCTTCCCCATCTTTGTAAAGCTTGCCTTATTGATCGTGGTAGAAAGTTTTTATCAGGCGTTTTCATTCCTAATACTTCAGCTATCTCAGAAGATGACAGCCCTCTACTATCCAATGATAAGATTAACTCTTTGTGGTTATCGTAGTTAATCATTTATCTTTCTTCTCTGAAAGGCATTGATTGTAAGCTCTTAAAATGCTCTGTATTTGCCTATGTTCAGGATCAGATAATTTAAGACTGCCTAAATCCTGTGATAGCAATTCAAGCAATCCTTGCTTATCTACGTTCTGAATTAGTTCCTTCCCTTTTTCTGATATCATGGTTTATTCTGGACTAGTTGTTATGTAAACATCACCTCTTAAATTGGTTCTGTTCGTTGCTGTGTCAAATTCATCACCTGAATTAATTTCTACATCTGCATATCTAATTACTTCAATCGAATAAATGTCGCCATCGGTTAAAGCGCTTATGTCTATATCTTCATCAAACTCGGAATGTGTTGAGCCTGTAACCGTGTAAGTACTAGTACTTTGTGTTACCCCTGCAACCGTTTTAATTACAACCTGAACTTCATTCGTATATAAAGCCGTTGAAGAACTCGTTCTCGCATATTCTGCAAAGAAATTCACATTTATGTTATCAAGTCCAAACTGCTTTCTAAACCTACTAACGATTGCAACTCTGCTGTCTGAGTCGCTGTTTCCAACGCCCGATGTTTGAGCTAAACAAGTCCATTCGCTATTCTGTGGGTCTGAGGCTTCCGCTGTGTCCGAACCATAGTCCGCAACTTGCATAGGAGAGTAAATAATTTTACCCATTCCGTTATAAACAATCTTTCCGTTGTTAAGCACAAAGAACTTAGTATTTGCATTCGTAACACTTGCGCCATCGGTTTGATTAGAACCACCCCAAAGCCAAGCCTCATCACTTGCATTACCTGATTGCATTCCTATAATTGCCGAACCCGTACCTGCGGAAAGTGCATAGTTATCAAGCTTCAAACTAGCCTGTGAATCAGTAAGTAAAAAATGGTTTCCTGATAATGTAGAATCTCCAACGCCTATTCCAATTTCATCGCCTGTAACCCCAAATACTCCGTCCATACCTCCCCAAACCATACGAAGGTCGCCATCATCGTCCACATCAATCACGTTATCAAATACGCTTACTCTTGGAACCGTAACACCCGAGATATCGAATTTAATATAATGGTCTCTATCTGCATCTGTCGGATTACCCTGTACAAATATATCATCGCCAACTTCTATACTCCCAACATCGTCTCCCGTTGTCCACGTAATTCCTGAAGTGGTTAGTTCGATATCATTAGTAGCTATGTTATCAACTCTTCTATAAATGTTCTTTACTATCGTTCCAAACGTAGTTCCCGACCTTACTTGAATGTGAACAATATCATCTAATCCGACAGGTACTATTTCGGTTCCATTTTCATCTTCAAATGTTATTGTCTCACTTCCTGCGCTTCCTGATACACTAGCAACTTTACCACCACCGACAGTCATTAAGTTATCAAACTGAACTTTGGTAACATCTACTATAAACTCTCTAGCAAAAAGCCCACCCTCAATAAATAGATTGCTTTCAAAAGTAGCATTACCGCCAAATGTTGAAGTAGTCGTAACACCCAACGAATTAAGAGTACCAAGCCCTGATGCAGTTAACGCACCATGAACGCTTAATTTAGCAGAACCTAGCTGAGAAGCGCCACCAACCGCTAACTCTCCACCCGTTGCACACAAATAAGAAGTCCCCGTGTCGCTTCTTAATAAAACGTCAATAGACCCACTTTCGTATAATGACAATGAGGATGCCTGTGTATCTCCGGCATCTCTTATAACAACCGCCCTATCTACGGATACTGTACCACCAAATGTACCCGTTCCTGCCGTTAATGCATTACTTCCTATATTTAAGTTTACTGTTGATGTTATTACGTCTTTAGCTATCCTAAATCGCTCATTGGTTCCATCACTCCCCCTTATCTTGAAGATTAAATCCCAAAGAGCAGAGTTATTTGTTTGTATTATAGCTTCTTTATTTGTTTCATCGGCTATAAGATCTAACCCACCCTGTAAACCGTTATCAGGTCTTAATCTTAATCGAGACTCTCCACTATTTGCGTTTGTGGTAACCAATATCTGAGCTAAAGAGGCATCGCCTATTATTTGTGCCGCCCCTGCCGTTAATGCATTACTTCCTATATTTAAGTTTACTGTTGATGTTATTACGTCTTTAGCTATCCTAAATCGCTCATTGGTTCCATCACTCCCCCTTATCTTGAAGATTAAATCCCAAAGAGCAGAGTTATTTGTTTGTATTATAGCTTCTTTATTTGTTTCATCGGCTATAAGATCTAACCCACCCTGTAAACCGTTATCAGGTCTTAATCTTAATCGAGACTCTCCACTATTTGCGTTTGTGGTAACCAATATCTGAGCTAAAGAGGCATCGCCTATTATTTGTGCCGCCCCTGCCGTTAACGTGCTCGAGCCTATGTCAATCGCTCCAAATCCAGAAGAAATAGAACCTGCATTTAAAGCACCAACCCCTGTAATTCCCGTGTAAGAACCTGACACTCTTCCGCTTGGTAGTGTGCCCGTCGTTAAATTACTTGCATCGTTAGCTCCTAAGCTAGCCCTTGCCGTAGCTCCTGATTCTGCGACCCATCCCGTAGCGCTACCTACTATGAAATTACCGTCAGAATCATCTAATAAAGAAATATCATCTAAAGCATCACTATGTCCTTGAACATCTGAGCCTATTGCTACACCTAAATTAGTTCTCCCCGTAGACGCATCATCTATATCAGATAAATTACTAGTTTGTTTTAAATACCTAGCATCAGCCGTTGTAACATCTAGCCCTGTTCCTCCTGAAGTGCTTGCACTACCTGAAACAGCCTCTTCTTCAAACTTGGGTAAATCTTCAAATGTATCTGTACCTGTTTGTATATCAACTTCTAGTAATTCAACTTTTGAGACTCCTGTATAGCCATCCTGAGACCCACCTAACACATAGTAATTAGTGCTATCATAAGAAATAATATCACCAAAGGATAAACCCGATTTTACGGTTGCACTTATACGGTTTCTTGATTTTCTCTGAACATCTAACAGCTCTCTTAATAATATTTCAGCATGGTTAACAAAGGAAACCTCACCTCTTCTCGCCCAATCATCAGCCGTGAAAGCCGTACCACCTGAATCGGTGGTTATTGCGCCTCTTGAATACCCAACAGGACCATCACCAAAGTAAACGCTTCCATACCCAGCCCTAACTGATTGTGTTCCCGTTTGGGTCAGTTGATAATCTATGTATGTTGATTTTTCTTGAGCTACCGAGTTATTTATTGAAAATCCAATATCGTAATATTCCGTAGTGTCCGCAAAATCTATACCACCCGTAGCACCTGCAAATTGAACGGTTAAAGTTCCGTCCGCTGCATCGGGTATGTCATCGGTTGTTATGGAAAAACTGCCTCTCCAAACATTACCACCACCTGACAAGGGTTTTCCTTTTGTTAGTGAAAACTCTACATAACTATTAACCGTTGTATCCCACGATAAGTCGTCCTGTAAATAATAGCTTCCCGATGTAATACGAACCCTAGCATCCATTGACGCCTCAGTTTCATCAGTCTCAGCATTCACTGTAAATGAAAGCGATAATGTTTGGCTTCCGTCACTTATAAATAACTGTGAAAAAGAATCTGTTCCTGCATCAACTAACTCAATAACACTCGGATAAACAATACCGCTTATCTTTGTTCTGTGGTCGTATTTTAATCGAGCCGATTTAATACCCGGGTTATGATTGTATGGACTACCTATAACTATCGTTGCTGTATTTGTTAAATCAACATTCGATGCAGAACTAAACGTACCTGAAGTGTCGTAATTTGACTCTAATACCGATGCAGGGTTTGACATGGCTGTTATATGATCTAAAACCCATCCGTTTTCTTGTTTTAGTATCAGTCCATTAGATTTAAGAATCCATTCTAAAGCTGTCAGCTTAGTTATAGGCTCGTCTGACTCGTCTCCCGTTCGTGCATAAGTTCTAAGTGCGTATTTATCTATATAAACTTGCCTTAAATAATCGTTTGATGTAGTTGTTCCATCAACTATCCACGATGTATGCGTTTTTATTGTCTTAGAATACGGCAGTATATCGGCTATTGCCTCAATAACCGTAACTCTTCCTGTTTCAAGCGCTCCTGAAATAGTTCCATCATCGGTATAATATTCACCCTCTAATATGGATAAATCTTTAGCTTTTATAGTTAGCTTCCATAAAGCACTATCTTCTAAGTAATCATAATCACATAAATCAGGAAGTATAGTTCCTTCAAAGTATTCCGTTGAATCTTTATCATAGATAAGTGTAAATCTGCCTTCTTCGCTTGAAAATAAATCATCAATTAATGAGGAGCTTTCAACCCACAATGAAACTGATACTTCAGATTTTTGAACAGGACTTGATAACGGGTTTCTCGGGTCTAGTTGTTGTACGGATCGTGAAGCCCATCCTGCACCCGTTCCTTTCAGCTTGGAAGCCGAACCCACAAAATCACTATCGTGAATCTCAACACGGATATCTTCGCCTGTTTCTGTGGTTGTATGGTCAGCGTAAAATCTTTCTGCCATTATCTTTCGTATGTTTTAGAACCACGATTAGAGCTAATAAATAAATCCTGACCGTTTAACGATCCAAACACTTCAACTCTTTGCATTCCGCCTGTATTTAGGTTTGAAAAGTCTTTCATGGCTAATATGTTATCATCAGGATGAAATTTAACCACGTCACCGCCCGATGTTATTAAAGCATCATTTACACCAAATATCTTACCAAACAATCCACCACCCGAGCCAAAGAATCCATCACCACCCAAGCCACCCGTGAGGAATACGGATAAGGCTTTTTGAATAATTGAACTCGCTAACAATCTACCTATGTTTTTAAGCACATCAACCAATCTTTCGCCCTGAACAACTACATTAGCCATTCCCTGACCGAATGAATTAGTAAACTCATTAGCAACACTCATGGCAAACATTGAGGCATTGCTTATTTCCTCGCTTGCTTTTCTAGCTGAATCTCTTGTTTTGACGTAGTAATCCTGAAGATTGAGAGCTAACACGCCTGTACTATCGCTTACTGTTTGAACGGCTACTTTAGCAATCTCAGCACCTTCTTTTACAGGGGTGAACATATTGCCTAAATCAATACCCGTAAATTCTTTGAACGTATTTAAGAAAGCATCTTTTAGGCTTCCAAATTCATTCTCGTACTCTTTCGTTTCTACTTTTAGCCCTTCAAGCGAATCCGCTATACCTTCAAATACGTTAGGTATCTCTGTAACATCAAGAAACCTAAGCAACATATTAACCTGCTTAATTAGTAATGAAATAGGAGAATACTCAATTAAGAATTGCGCCATATCAACCAACATATTGCGCCACCAACCCCAATCACTCATACGCTCTGTTACAGCTTCCCAGTTATCCCTCATGTAAATGATAGCCGTTACCAATCCTGCGATTGCACCAACCACTAATGTAATAGGGGATGTAAGCAAAGATATAGCAATACCTATTCCTGTAATTGTAGCACCCAAAGCAACTAAAGACGGTCCAACCAAAGCAATAGCCCGAACTATATTAACCATTGTCGTTTTAGCTTCTTTTGACAAGCTCTTAAACCACTCCGTAACACCCTTTATTCTTTCAATCATTGCAGGTATTACTTCTCTTAAATTCATAGCATCCGCAATAGAATTTCCTATTTCAGCCATTGCAATAGATACATTGTCTTTTAAGGTAGAAAATAATCCGTTCAACGTCTTAGATTGTTGCTCCATCCCGTTAGCAAACATACCGCCTTCTGAAGTGGCATCCCTGAAAGATTGTTGAAGTATTTCAAAGCTAATTTTACCCTGTGAAGCTAAATCCAGTACATCGGACTCAGCTACATTCATAGTACTAGCTAGTAACTTGATAGCAGGCACGCCTTGATTGATAAGCTGTCGTATATCCTGAGTCATTAAACGACCTTCCGCAGCAGCTTGACCGAAAGCAATACCGATGCCGTCAATCGAGCCGCCTGATATAGCCGCAATATCTCCAATCATGGAAAGAGAATCGAAAGCATCATCAGCGCTTAACCCAAAACCCTGAAGCATATTCTGGGCTTTGGCTAAATCCTGTAATTGAAACGGAGTTCCTGCACTAAATTCCTTTAGTCTCCTAAAGTTTCTAGTACCCTCTTCAACCGAGCCGTTTAACGAGTTCATGGATTGTTGAAGGGTCTCAAAATCCGCAGCCGTTTTAAGTGAGGCAACCCCGATAGCTGTAAGCGGAGCCGTTATCGAGGCTGTAAGCGTTTTACCAACACTTGTTACCTGCTTACCTGCATTCTTAATTTTAGACACGGCTTGACTAAGGGCTTTTTCAAGCTCGCTTATATCTCCACCTATTTTAACATTCAGAGCGTTTGCCACGTCTATATAACCTCATTAAGTTTTCAATGTTCTGTTTTCGCTGTTCAGGGGTTAACTCGTTTTTAACTTGCCCTTTTATAGGTATTAACTTATCAGGATTTAAAGGCTTCTTAGTATGAGGATTTAAAGCTATTGCAGTTAGTATCTGATATTCAAATAGCTTTTCCTGCTTTAACTCTATATAGTAATTTAACTTAGTGTAAAACTCCCACATCGAGATATTACGAGCCTCATTATAAGAAAGACCAAAACGACCGAGACAAAGTTTATAAACCTCGTTAAGGTCTATTTCCCCTTTGCCTTTTGTTCGTTTCCCACCGTTATATTCTCTGTCGCTGAAGTCATTAACTGAGTAACTTTACTAATCTCAGAGAACTCTAAATACTTAAATTCTGAAGCATCTACTTTATTCCCTGCATAATCAGTAAGTATCTCTATGAGCTTTCGGAAATATTTCATTTCAGAAATAGCATCATCAAGCCCACCTTCAACGCCTTCAGATTTTAGATACTCTTGAAAATCTTCCATTGCTCCAACGGTAAACGATAGCTCAATGTCTTTTCCTTTAAGATGTACGGTTTGTTTGCCTTTCATTATGAATTAGCTATTTTGTTAAGTATTCCTTTTCCTACCGCTGTACCTGAAATTGGAGCCGTTTCTTCAACAGGTGCGCCAAGTTCTACGCTATTGTATGAAGCACTACCCGAGAAAGCTAATCCAACGCTTAATCCAGTGACTTCTGCAGGATCAATGCCGAAAATAGTAGTTACCGCAGTTCTAGCAACCAACAAATCGAATAGTGTTTCCACATTTCCAGTTGTTTGGCTCCAATCTGCATTACCATCGAATGAAATTTCCCAATCCATTAAACCTGCCTCATCTAAATGATCAGCCCACGGAGCGGAGTCTTTATCGTTCGCTTCTGGTAGTTCTCTGTTAATTGTTAATGTTGCATTTTCAACATGAGCGACAGCCGAGCCGTCTGCATCTAGTATGATTGCTGTTCCGTTAAATTTTGCCATGATTGTGTTATTTAGTGGTTAAAGTTCTTCTATTGAATGTCTAAAGGTAATTCGAGACCCAAAATAAATGTAGTTTCCATCGAACTCTTTAGGGATTGTAATTTCTGTGTCTAAGTTTGTATTGAATATGTTCCAACCCGAAACATCAAAAGCCTCAGGTCGTACTCGTATAATGTTTTTAATCTGATTTACTATTGAAAACAATCCCGCCCTGCTTGCTCTTTGTTCGGCTCTGTCTATAATCTCAATATCAACCGTTATCTCTTCCCCGAAACTGCTTTTATCGCTATCATCAACCTGAGTGTAATCCGTTATCAGTATATGAGGATAATCAGGAGACTGCGGAACATTCATAACATCATAAACAGGCACCGCCGTACTCGAATAAGTTATATTACCATTCAATAAAGCATAGTAAGCTGTTTGCAAAGATTGTTTTACATCGTTCATCTCGCTTTACTCACTATTCTTTCAAGTTTCTTTTCAAGGTTTGGTATCTCTTTTCTATACGCAGGGAATAAAAATGGTCTCGCACTTACCCCGTTTTGTGCTATCTTTAAAGCTATCGGATAAGCAAACTCTTTATCTATTCCTTTTCTCGAACACCACCCTTTTATAGACTCTAATAAATCAGCAAAATTACCACCGCTTGATTTAAATTGCATTGCATAAGACTCTAACCCTGAAGGTATATCTACTTTTGATTTAGTTCCAAACTCTACAAATGGCGCGTGTGTTTTATCGGTCTTTACTTCTTTCTCCAAAAATTTATCAACCAAATGTATAGACGCCCTTAAATCTCCCGTATCTACATCTACATTTTTTTTAGCATCTCTTTCTATAACCCGAGCTGAATATCCCATAGCCTTGTCTGTTTCTTCACCTACATCGTGCCCGAGTTTTTTTAAGTCTCTTACAACTGCGTTAATTCCTCTCATTTCTACGGTAAAACTCATACCCATTCCTCCGCAGCCATTTCGAAATAATACCCTTCTTCATATTCGTTTATCACATACTGGATATTAAAATTACGAGTGCCATATATCATTCTGAGTAAATTGTCATACTCTCCCCGAGCATACCCCAAAGCATCTAAATCATCTCTGTATCTTAATTGGATTCTATGCGTAGTACCAACGCCCTGAGCACCCATCTGCAACCGTTGCGAGGCTGATAAAGGGATAATGTTAACCCAGTCCTCGGTTAAATGAGTCCAAGATTCAGTACCACCACCCATGCTATCGCTAGTATTGGTAACATATTCAAACGATACCCATTGCTTAAAATCTCCCGTGTGCTTTTTTTTAGCCTTAGTTATCATTAGTACCTCTTATATCTAAGCGCTTTTCTTCTGGAATTATTAGGCACCTTAGTAACACCACCTAATACATTATCTTCACGATCATTATAATTAGTAAGTATTGCCTGATATACAGCGTTTCTTAATCCATTAGGAAAGTAACCACCTGAAGTATAAACAACTTCTAATCCTGTATATCCTACATTCAACATATAAAGTGTGTCGCCCTGTAAATAGTAATCCGTACTGGCTGTTAATGTGGTTTCAACGCCTTTATATAGCGTTTTAACACTTGTAATGGCAGATACAGGAGAATACGGAAGGCTTATCGTGTCTCCGTACGTCTCATAAACAGCCGTAATAGTTTGAGAAACTAAAGAGCTGTTTGTTATAACTTCCATTTCATCAATAACATCTTCAATCAGGCTTTCAACGATATCATCTTCGCAACCTTGACCTTGCCTACGCAACCATTCTTTAGCTTCAAGAATAGTAATAGGCATATCTCCCTTATCAGAAAAGGTAATCTTTTCCAAGATGTTATTACCATGATTTACACTTTTCATGGAAGATGTCATTTGTATTGCTCAACTCCTTTTCTGTTATCGCCTTTAAAGTCTAATTCTTTACCTACCGAAACCCATTCTGCAACTTGATTAAGAGATAAATCCTTTGACTTTTTTAAAATCTTAGTAGCTTCTTTATCTTCCTTAGTCTTATAAGCCGTTGTTATAAGCCCTTTTTCAATCATCTTTTTTGCTATCGTCTCTGGGAATATTAATCTCTCCCCCATCTGAGTCAGCCTGTTTTCGCTTGGATGAGCGAACGGTCTTTTTGCTAGATACTTCATTTGCTTTTCCTGTTTGAATCCACGCACCACCAATACGGCTGTCTACGTTTATAGAGTCGCCTTCGTTGTAATGTTTGCCTTTGTAGTACGTTATTTCGTTAAATTTAACTTTCATAGCATTGTATTTAAGTGTTGAGGAAAGAGAGGAATCGAACCTCTCTTAAACTCCAAGTTTCCTGAGCTATTTCTAGCTGTTTCCTGCGTTCGTAATCGCAGTGCTAAAGTCGCCATATCGACCTGCATTCGGCAAGTAAGTAGGTAAAGCAAGCCTACCTTCAATCACTACCGTTACAAGGTTTTTAACAGCGTTATCTTCGTTCTGATCGTAGAACCTAACATTAACACCCGATCTGTCGAACAGTGTAGTTAACATCGGGAAGTCAGCAACTAAGAAGTCGTCATCTGATAGTGCATTACTAGCAATGATAGGAGTCCCCATCACACGGATAACACCGTTATCAAATGTTACGCCCGGAGGAAGGATATATCTTCCATCGGTATCTTTACGTCTCAATAACTGAAAGTATCTATCAATAGAAACCAAGTTAGCTGTCGGCATGTAGTTTTGGTTGCGCAACTGCTTATGTGCTTCAAGTAGGATATCATACTCCTGAGCGTTTGAGTCGCCTGTGTACTCATCCAAAGCGTAATCCGTAGAACTCACAGTAAGACCTTCCAACTGATTAGATAGCCCTGTACCATAAAGTAACTGCTGATCTTCTTTGTTGTAATACTTATCAGTACCTCTTAGAGATATGTGAGAAGCTAGATAAGAAATATCGTCTAACATTTCCTCAGATACATCAAAGTGAGCCGCAATCTTAGTAACCGCTGCTGATTTCTGCTCTAAATCCAAATCATTCTCTGGCTTTAAGGCTCCCTCAGCTACAACATTTGTATTGTCAGTAAATGCCGTTTCTTGAACATACCAAATTGCATTACTGTTAGTAGTGCCCTGTGGTAAGAACTGTCTAATACGCTGTCTTCGTTCTGGATCATACTTAACGCCCGGTACTCTAGTTGGATCAATCACGGTTCCTGTAAGGTTATCAGCCTCAGTCATAGTCGCTTTAGTATTCATAAGAGTTTTTAGCTCCATAGAAATTGGCGAACGATTGTCTTTAAAGGCTTTTAGCTTAGTAGCATTGTCCTCTAGTCCTTTTCTAAGCAATTCACCGAATCCTTTTTGCTCTGCCTTAGCACCTAAGCGCCCGTTCTGAGTTTCAAAAGCATCTTGGCGCTCTTTTAAACTTGTGATAGTTTTTTCAGCATTAGCTAGTTGAGTTTTTAGAGAAGATTCAACATCTCCCGAACTCTTAGCTTGCTCGTTCATTTTTTCTTGCAAGTTTTCAATATCCGATTCTACTCGTTTTATATCGGTATCAATCTTTGCTTTTACGCTGTCAAGTCCTTTTTCAAGAACTTCAGCTACATCTTGTTCTTTAATCTCTGTACTCATTGAAAATTCCTTCAATTTTTGATTTTTTGTTAAATGAATTGAATACTTCTGATATTTTTTCGGCTTGACTTTTAGAGTAGTGGCTTTGCTCTGGCTCCTGAGTAAGTGAAATCAATAAAGTTTCAATCTGCTTTAGACGTGAATCTGAATAGTCCATGTCATAAGCTTTAGTAATAAGTTCTAATATCGCGTAATGGGATTTAATACCGTTAGGCACATCGTTTTTAATACCTGTAACGGTTGAAAGTTCGTTAGCAGCCCATCCCGTTAAAAACGAATACTCAAAGAGTTTATACTCCTCAATTATTCTCGGATCGTCTGTATTTCTTTTCTGTACGCTGTATCCAATAGATAACTCTGCATTAAGACCGTGCTCCATGTATAATTTAATATCCGTAAACATATCTTTTGCTAAATCTTTTTTAAGATTAAACTTTGTTACGGTTAATAATCCTTTCGGGTCATCGGGGTTAATCTCAATCGGAACTCCTAATGATTGTGTAGGATTGTGGTCTTTTAAAACACGTATTCTTTTACGTTGCTCCGTCGCTGTCTTTCTAAAGCTACCCTGTGCTGAGATATCTCCATCTGAATCTTCAACATTGTATACATTAGCGTAAGCCGTAACTATTCCCTGTTCATCAATATCTTTTATTTCGTGCGAGAGCTGTTTATACATGATTTTAATCTTAGTTTCGGCTATAAAATACGAAATGAAACTGATATATACCAATATATCAATTAAATAAAAATATTTCGTCAGCTAACCTGTTCTGCTCGTCGCAATTCATGACTTGGTCGTTATAAATAGACTTTACATTTGTTAATACTTGCAACCATCCGAAATTATGTTTAAGGCATATGGATTTTATACCTTTCTTTTTGCACTCTAATCCCATTAGTATATCTGACATCTTTTGCTGACTATACGAACAAACATCGGGTAATATATCATTGGTATTGAAAGCCATTACCCCCGTACCACCCACATCTATGGTTTTATCGAATGACAATGGCTGTAAACAGTGATATGTTTCATGACCTCTGTAATAATTAAGCCCTTTACCTTTCAGTTTACGACCGTGATAGCTTACAACACAATTAGGATATTCTTTCATTCTTTCTAAAGTAGATTCCACGTAATCAGGTGGATATAATAAATCATCATCACATGTAAACGCTATTTCTCCTTTTCCTATACCGTAAAACTTACCTCTATCGGTTAAATCTTCGCCTGTGTATTGAATAATATCATTTCTTTTTTTAGGCGCGTAGTCGTTATAATACACCCTAACTATATCAACCTGATCTATAATTGAGCTAACGGCTTTATCTATCCACCCCTTTCTAGCGCTCCAAGTTGCGAAATTAGCTGTAATTAACATATCACTATCGTTAAATCATTACCTGTTAAATCCCATTCCATTATATCATAATCTTTTAATAGTTTTTTATAGTCGTGGTCAAAACAATGCCCTGAATCACAATTTATACCCGTTGATATAAACACTTTATCACAAACATTACTAACCGTTTCTATAATATATTCAGGGTTTTCTTCATGTAATAGTACTTTATTTAATATACCTATGTCAAATTTCCCTTCTAACGGCTTATCTTTTATAAAAACGAATGATGATAGGGTATTTATATCGGATTTTAACTTTAATACATCTAAATGAATATCTGTTATATCAAAACAGGTTACATCTTTACCTTTGTATAGTGAGAATGTCCTACCGTTTCCAGATCCATAGTCTAGTATAGTTTGAGCTTCATTGCATAAAGGTTTTAACACTTTTAAATCCCAAGTTTGTAATGTGTCGTATCTGTTAGGGTTAGTTCTCTTACTCCAATATTTTACAGGGTCGTACATAATGGATTCTTTAAGCGCTCTTCTTTATGCATCTTAGACTCATGGGTGCCGTGTTTAGCGTAATTACCATTAAGATACATCGGTATTCCCTTCATCCACAATCTAAAGCTCATTTGTTGACCTACGCCACTTGAAATATTAGGATTATCAAACCTGTTAATGTGTACAGGTTCTAATCTCCACTGTAAAGCCTCTAAAACTTTTCTATCACATATGAATCCACAATCTACATACCCTTTAGGCGCCCACCCTCTGTCAGCGCCTACATCTAACACATTCAAAGCGCCTTCAGTATAGTCTTTCCTCAACCTTTGTATATCAAAATCATAAATATCATCGGGTAAAAATATAAACTCATTATCGTTTGATTCTTTAGCGAGTTCTAACATGAAGTTCCAATTAACCCAGAAACCACTTTTCCCTTTGTGTGACACTCTGTAATATTCGCAATATTCTAAATGCTCATCAGGGTCATACGAACTGCCATCATCTATAACAACCACTTTTTCACCTTGCAACTCTTTTAGTAATCGAAGCAACATTTTAGGTCTGTCATATGAAGTGATAAATATCATACAGGCACATAAGCTAGAGTACATCTGCATTGAATACTCTGTGAGGCACTTAGTTTAATATCTCCAGGGTATCTAGCTGTCTCACCTCCAACATTAAACTCATTATCTATATCTATTATCTGACCATCTAAAACACCATGATCTACTCTCGTTCTGTCGTCTCTAGTTGCCAACCATTCTTTTCTTAAATTCAGGTTAGATGATTTAGCACCTTGTAAACTGCCTATATTTGAGGCTCTTATAATTTCGGTTCTCGCTATTACCCTACCCCTTGTTATGCCCGCTATTCTTCCACTATTTCGCATGTTTCGGGCTATTTCTTCAGTAGTTAAGTTGTCTTCTATCCCCTTTTCTAGTATTCGTTTTAGATACGCCTTTGTGTTAGCTGTTATGTTAACCACTAATTCAGCACCCTCTAGTTCAACCCAGCTTTGCATAAACCGCAAAAATATATCATCTTGGTTTTTGGTCTGAAACGATTCTCCCGATTTAAGACCGTTAAAAACATTGGTAGCGTAGTAGCTACCAACCTGTGAGTATAAACGATTGTACGCTTGACGTATGGGCTCAGGGCTTATAATATCAACCTGATTAAGTGCTTCGCTTATCCCTTTATCTAGCTCTTTTAACACAGGGTCAATCTGTTTAATAAGTGCGTTCTTGAATACCTCTGTATAAGCGTTTAAGAACTGCCAACGCTTTCTATCAAAGGTTTTAAAATAGACAGATTTCTGCGATTCCGTTATACAAATTGGATTCATTAGTTAGTGCCGTTTTTAGCGTACTCCAACAATGCAACACTTTTCTCTTCTTCTGTCATTTCGGGTGCGCCTGTAATCATTGACAATGGCAGTTGGCTCATTCCAATCCACGGCTCATCAAACAAAGGATTTTCATCTGCTTCAAAGTCCATCTCAGAACGCTTTTCATTAGGCGTAACCCACCAAGCCGTATTTAACCATTCTGCTTTAGCCTTCATGTCATCTGCAAGGGCTTCGATGCCGCTTACATCGAAATCAATACGGTAATTTTTATCGTTAAACCTAGCAGGCTTCTGAACACCATCAACTTTGTACGGCTGTGTTAACCATCTATTCAACTCTGAATACGTCCTAACAAGCTCAGGTATCAATACATCCATATACAGTTGTTTTCTGGCTTCCTGCATGTTGTTATATGTTGTTTTCTCGCTATCATTCAGCAGTATAGAAGGGAAGCCGTATGCATTACATATAATTCTTCTCGATTCACGCATAGAAGAAAGTATCTCTAAATCAACAGGCGACATTCCAAAAGCTGTATATCCGAACTTGGCTGAAGTAGCAAGAACTGACTTGTAGTTATCGGGATTGCCACCCTTCTGCTTAAAGAATCGCTCAATCTGTGATCGTTGTTCTTCTGTTAATTCTCCAACATCAGGATCATCAGGAAACACCATTCCGCTTGCTCCCATATTCTGAAACGCTTTACTTAACGCTGTACTTCCATCGTTGCTGTTTTTTATCGCTCTCCTAAACGCCTTCAAAGGACTCATCCCATACAAGTGAGAACCTGCATAGCTATAATCTGGGTTCCAGTATTTTAAGTGCATTACCGACTCAGCAGGGATAGGCTCTTTATATCCTATGTAGTCTAAATTATACCCACTAATTAAACCTTCAATATCAGCCCCTGCCAATATCCTAACATACTGAGCAGGCATAACCCACATTTCACCAAATCGACCATCTGTTAATTCTACACCGTGAGCGTACGTGTTACCTGTTATAAACTTAAACCCTAGTAAGTTCTCTATAAACTCAGGAAACGCTTGCAAGGGGTTAGGTCTTTCTAGTAGCTTATATAAATCATTATCAGGGCTTACTTCTTCGAATGCTTCTTCTTTTAATTTCTTAGCCTGATTAATCCACTTAGTGCCTGATTTGTAAGACTGGCTTTTTAATAACCTGTCGTATTTTTGGGCTTTCTTTTCATCTACAACTTCATTAACAACAAACGGAACGGCACTTGCTGCCTTTGTCATCTGTGATACAATCGAATATACATCGGGGTTAAATGAAAACGCATCGTCAATATAAGCCTCTGGATTATCATCTATCCATACAGGGGTATTCCCTGACATGTACCTAAATATTTGCCTATTAATCCTATTCATTTCGGCTTGCTTTTTTAACAGGTCTTTAGTTCCTGAAGTTTTGAATATTCTATTTAAAAGGCTCATACGCTAAATATTTGTAGTTTCTTTGAGTGAAGTAATTTCATGCTTAATCCATACCTTCCTGCATCAATACCATGATTAAACTTGTCAATAGGCTTGTTTGTCGGGTTTCCATCTTTATCTTTATCCCAAATATACGAGCTAAATTCTTCAATTAAGTTTTTACTTCCACTATGAATATACGATTTATACCGCTTAATTGCATCAACCCCTTGATTGATTGAATCCTTACCTTTTACAGCGCCCTTTATATTCCATCCTTTGCGTTTTATCTCTGTGATTGACTTAGGTTCTGCGCTATCGGCTATTATTAAATCTCTCTTATCCATTCCTAATCGCTCTAACTTATCACAAATATCAGGGTTAGTTAATCCTGTCTCGTAAATATGCTCCTTCCAGTATAAGTTGCCGTGTGCATATCTAATCTCAACCAATGTTGTAGGATCGTTTGTAAAGCCAAAGTCCATACCAAACACTCGCCATTTGTATTCTTTCGGGTAATAAGAGTCTACTATAAAATCAGGGAATATCAACCCTTCCAATCTTCCAACCTCTCCAAGCCCGTATACTTTCCATCTATACTCGTTTGCCGTACCTCTTTCTATGTTCTCTGGAGTTGGTTCGTAGCTTAATATCTTAGCAATCGTTTTTTCATCTATGAAGGCATTATCTCTAAAGGTGGTTACATTCCACTCAACCTCGCTCAATCCAAATAACTTATCGTGCGCCCAAAATCGAGCGGAAGGGTTAAAGTCAATAATAGATTGCTTTTTAGTTCTCAAATTGATTTGCTCAAATATACCGTAAGGAATAGCATTCGCTTCATTACCAAATGATCTATCTCTCTTACCTTGCCTTGCATCTAATTCAGAGCTGTACGAATTAAATTCTATGATTGATCCTGACTTGCATTTAAATATCCTATCTGATTTATTCCAATACCCTTTTTCTAATGGATACCACTTTCTTAAATCAGGTTCGGATTCTAGTATATGCTGAGTGTCTCGGTAAGCCCCTGCTTTTAAAGCTGGAATATCCTCAGCATAAACGGTAATAATCTCATTGTTATTCCTTGCACCCTCTTCTAGTAAGTGTTGTAAGATACCGTATGTTTTACCGCTTGAAGTTCCACCCTGCTGAACATTGATAGGTTTTGGTTTCTTTAGTGAACTATATAGAGTTTCATTTACTTTCATTAGGCTTTACTACTTCAACTAGCAATGATGGAAGTTGATTAACATTAAGATCTGTTTCTACCTTATCTTTCCAACCTCTGTTTTTAAGCCAAAATATAGAACCTGTTGCGCCTGTGCTGAATAAGTTTTGTTCGTGAGCTATTTCAATTCTAAGGCACGCTCTTTTTATACTGTAAGAAAATTCTTCTCTTTCTTCGTAGTCATACATGCTCTGACGGCTCGCAAACCCTAAATGATAAGCTAATCCCGTTATGGTTGGTGGGTCAATAAATATCCTATCCCCGTTATCTTTGTCTTTAGTTTTTAGGGATTCCTCAAAGTATTCATCTATTGCTGAATCTAGCTTTTCAACTGTCTTATACTTTAAAGGTCTTCCTACTTTAGCCATTAATCAACCTACTTAAATTATACAGTGCTTTATCTTTCTTTTTAGAATCGGGTTCTTCTTTTAAATCACTCACAGCCATTATTAACAATCCCTGAATGATTCTTTCCATGTTTAAGAAGGATGTGTTTTGTTTATACATTTAAACTCTTTTGATGTGTAAGTGTCAGTGTTATTAATATAGTTTAAATTATCCGCATGAATTTTAGCTATTTCCATTAATGGGTAGTAAATAACCCTATCATCATCACCTATTATAAATACTTCGTGCTTATTGCACCAAATTCCATAATAACTCATTCTGTATCCACCGTGTGTAATGTTGTATTCATGGTATCTGAAAGGGCGGTTTTACTGTGGCAATAGTTGGAGTATAAAGTCTTTAATATCGCCTAACTGTTCAGCACTAACCCATCCCTTAAGGTACGCTATAACAACCGCAACACCTGCAATCGTTCTAAACCAGTCTATGCTCTTGAAGCTCTCTTTGGCAAGCTCTGGAAGGCTTAGATTAGGGTTGTCCTTTAGCCTTGCTTTGAATACTTCGTGAAAGTTAGGTAAAGGAGACACGTCAATAACCGAGTGTATAAACTTCCCTGTTTTGTTCTTTCCTGTTATCGTTCTGAATAACGCTGTTTCTCTTAAAGGCTTTCCCATAATCAAATATTAAATATTAGTTTTAAAATTGCAAACACTCCAGCACCGCTTCCCGATCCTACTCCTATTGTAATCCATACAATACGGTCTTTAAATCCTTTCAAGTCCCTTACCTCGTTCTCTGCTATCTCTAAACGCTTAACGATACCGTTCTCTCCAAACTTTGAGCCAAGTAAAGCTTGTTTTATATCGCTCAGGTCTTTTGCCTGTCTTTCTAAAACCCCTTCAAATTTATCCAACGTGCTTTCGAACCGCTTTATGTGCTCTGTGTAAGTTTGTCCTTCTGACATAAGATAAAGATATGAGTGGTTTGTTAAATTATTTATTTAGAAATACCACTTGAATTTAATGTTTTTTTAGCATAGGTACAATTATTAATGTTGTGTAGCCTAGTTTGTTCATCTTATTCTGAATATTTAGGAATATGCGTATTGAGCATATACTATGTTGTATGCCATTAAAACGGTACGCTCGTACCTCGCCATACAACACAGGGTATAGCAAATAAGCCTACTAAAATCCCGTGTAAGGGTTAAAGTCTCCACCCATTTTTACTGCCCTTTTATACATTGATTCCGCAAGCCTTTTTAAGTGCTTGTTTATTTTTTCTACATCATCCATATCTGCATCTTCCCAATCTATTGAGAGAGATGCGTAAAGGCTTGCTGTTGCTGTCCTAAGTGCTTGCACTTTTGCTGTTCTGTCTTTTATTGCCATTGTTATAATTTTTAGTTTCAAATCCGTAGGCTTACTATGCCATACCCAAATCCGTTCATATCTCTTCTCCTATCTCTTTAAGGTAGTGTTGGAAGCAGGCTTCTTGGGCTTCGGGTAGGGTTTTGAAATCCCCTAATTCAACATCTTCAGGTCTATCTATCATTACTAAAGAAGCATTGAAATTACTCTTTGAAACCTCTTCAATAATCATGTAAGCATTCCAATGATACAAATCAAACTTATGACTTGATGTATATGGTTTATCCCAATCTTCGGCTTCAGGCTTTTGAATTGTTACTTGTATTGGTTTCATTCTCTTTCCTCCATCCATTTTTTAAACTCTTTTCTATGCTTTGCAAAATCAACAATTATCCAAAACTCCTTAAATTGCCTTCCTGCTTCATTTAGTATTTGGGCAAACAAAAAACCAATAATTATAAGAATGCCACCAGTTGCTATTGACCAAAAAATGATTAATCCAATCCAATAATATATTTCTTCCATCTCTCTACTTGTTAGGGGTTAGTCTTAAAATCGGACAATATCCATCTGCACCGTTCCATGAATCACAATCTTCAAACCCAATACCATAGAAGCACCTCTCGCAGATTTTAATATCTGTTTTCTCATCTTCTCGACACCCTAAATCATAATCAGAGCATATATTTATCGTTTCTGTTTTATCTAGTTGATTTGGTTTTTCTATTATCTCACTCACTCCACTACCTCCACGCCTTCTTTAGAGCCTGTCCATATTCCTTTTGAAAGAAGCCAAATAAATACATCTAATCTTTCTTTGTTATCCATCAACCACTTTGTTACAGATTTATAACTTGGGATATTGAATGTAGATTCAGCTTCAAGAAGCTCCTCATCCGTCAAGCTATCAATGCTTCGGGTTAGTAGGGTGCATTGCTCTGCATTAACAGCGCCTGAAATTAAATCGAAGGATAAAGCGCCTTTATACGGAATACCTGTTAGCTTCTTTATAATGGTTCCGCTTTTAAGATCTATTTTAAATTCAAAGCCAATTAAAAGCTGAGGGTATTTTTTCCAAACTATTTCTAGTTGGTTATTCATTGGATGCCTCTATTTCGTTAATCTTATCATCAATATCATCTCTTCTTTCTAATAATTCCATATACATTAAATGGTCGCAATATGGATTACCCATCATTTCAATAATTGATTCCATCACTTCTCCTTAGTTGGTTGGGTTAAAAAACTAACAACCCACTCACACCCGGCAACAAAACCTCTTCTTTCTATATCTGACACAGGGCTGTTTTCGTAGTCGGGCAAGTAATTGCATTTAGTATTTGATGCTTTTCGTATGTCTGATTCAGAAGGTCTGCCACTATCCCTCTCCTCCTCACGTACTGCTTGCACAAAGGCGTTTAACTTTTCAGGATTCTCAAAATGATAGCCATTTTGTTTTTCTCCGTTATCTCTTACTAGGGAATATTCAGCCTTTTCCTTTAATTCTTCTACCTTAGTCATTTCCAATCACTCCATAAACTTTTAGTTATATCTACATTCCTTTCAATAAATATTTTAAACGGAACCTCTCTTATAAACATGCTAACCGTAAGCAACAAGGGAGCGGTTAAAGTCCAATGAAGAACAGTTGTTATTACAAGACCTAAATAAACAGGCATTAAGCATATTATCAATATTAACGTTTGTATTATCTCACTCATAGCAACCTGCTTTTAATAGTGCTTGTTTATTTCTTTTTCTCCACTCTATAACTAACTCAACCATTCCTTCTGCTCTTGAATCTGATTTTTCTATTTGTCTCATTGTTGTTTCTAATACGCAAAGGTCTTTATCAGTCTCAATCAAAGCGTCTATCAGTTCAGGTACAGCAGATATGGCTTTTTTATCAGGCTCCCTTATAGGGTTTGGACTTACCGTGTCAAAAATTGTATAGTCAGAATTTAAGGCACAAACAAATCCATCTTTTGTTTTTCCCGTCATTCCCCATTTCCAATTTCCTTTTGTTATCTCTGGCTTATTCATTCATTCTCCGTTAAAAGTTATTTTCTTGTTTGTATGATCCGAGTTCAAAAGCGTGTTCGAAACCCCATAAATTCTCAATTTTGTAATGCCACCATTGCTTATGTTTACCGTACCACTTCCAAATAACTAAGGATTTTTCACCATCTTTGATAATATCAACTACATAGCTTTTATAACCTGTACCGCCTTGATTGTGATAAAAGATAAACCCCTTCTCAATTTCCATCACGTTCTCCAATAGGTTCATATTTAATCTTTTCCAACTCTTTCAATATCTTTTGATATACTCTTTCAGGGATATTCCTACCCTCTTTCTCGTTTAGCCATTTAGACATAAGAGATTTATCCCATCCGACAACCCTAGCTAATGAACTAGGTTTTATAATCTCTGAATTGTTTAAGAAATTTCTTAGGTGGTTGTATTTAGTCATTTACTACCTTGTTAGTATTATTCATGTTATCCTATGTTGTAAACAAGTTGCCCAATCTTTGCGCAAATGTTGTGAAGATGGCAACCAGTTTACAACACCGTGTAAAAATAATTGCCCTAGGTTCGTGTATTTTAATTTAAGTAGTTTCTTAACTCAAAGAAAAATAAAACCCTAATCTTCTTTTTCACCTAATTGAGGTATTCTCATTGCCACATCAATTCCTATTTGAAAAGGCTGTCCGTCTGGGTCGCCTAATTCAGTTAATATTCCGCTTTTTCTAATTGCGTTTATTCTTAATTCAGCAGTTCTTCTGGTAATGTTCATTTTTTCCATTGCTGTTGTAGTGAGGTATTCCCACACTTTCATAAATTCTTTTTCGTCTTTATTCATCGGGTTTTATTTTTAGATATATTAATTAAATTTCGTTCTTATTCGGCAACTATTCTTACACGTAATCGTTGCATACAATTAAAATGATAACGGCTCATCTTTTACCGTTCCTTCATCAATCGTTAAATGTAATTTGCCACTCGTTCTTTTTCCCCACTCAATTATTTCTGAAACGGGAATACTTTTATCAAATGATTTAGTTTCCACCCACATTTCACCAACTGATTCATTTCCAGCAGACCTTTCAGAGTGTGCTATTATTCTTTCGTAATTTTCAAAGTGTTTCATAATCATTCCTCTGTTTAAATTAAGCACCTACTCACCTTCGGTGCTTTGAGAATTAGTTATTCTTCAAATCAGCTATGTGGTTAATCCAGTTGTTAGCCTGTTCGTAATAATACTTATCACCCGTTTCAGCAAAGGCATCTTTAAAAAATTCTACTTTAGTTTCTGCGTGTTTAATTTGTTCGGCCATAATTCTCAAAGTTTGTTATT